CAACCAGCCTGACGATCGCAGCCAGCCGCTGATGATGGTCTACCAACACTTCTGCAAACTCGCCGATGACCAGTCCGGGATTCCGGCTTACGTGTACGGGGACATGCAGGTGGGTGGCGCCGGGCGCACGTCGTCGGGCCTCGGGATGCTCATGGGTGCCGCAGGTAAGGGCATCCGTCAAGTGGTCATGCACATCGACATGGATGTGATCGAGCCGGCCGTTACGGCCCAGTACAACTACAACATGCGGTACATCGACGACGACTCCATCAAGGGCGACACGATGGTTGTCGCCAAGGGCGCGATAGTCCTGGCTAACCGCGAGCAGCTCAACGTACGCCGGGTCGAGTTCCTGCAAGCCACAGCCAACCCGATCGACGCAGACATCGTTGGTAAACCGGGTCGCGCGGCGATCCTGCGCGAAGTGGCCAAGGGTTTGTCGATGCCGGTCGACGAGATCGTGCCGAGCAAAGAGAAGATGGAGCTCAAGGAAAAGCTGGAAGCGGTCATGCAGCAGCAAGCCCAACAGCCACAGCAAGACCCGAGCGGTCAGGGCTCGCAGCAACCCGCACCCGCAGCAACGTTCCCCGGTGGTGATCCGAAAGGTGGCGCGCAAGGGAACATCGTAACCAATCAACAGACAGGTAGGAGCTAACTATGGCTGGATTTTCACCGACAGTAAATGGAACGTACCTGCTCAATGTGGGGGCAACATCGTCAGCGATCACGCTACCCGATCGACCTGGAACGGTTCGCATCTATAACGGCGGCTCAAACACTGTGTACATCTCGATCGGCGGGGTAGCAACAATCCCCGGTGTGGGGACTCCCGGCTCGATGCCCCTCGCATCTGGCGCAGGGTCTATCCCCTTACTACTTGAAAAAGGCGCGCAGCCGCGCATCGAGGCGATCTGCGCAGTTGCGGGCCCAACCCCTGTTTTCATCACCCTTGGGCACGGCGAAACGGTAGGTTAGTTTGACTTATTAACCGCTTACGTGTAATCATGTTGGTATTCGGGTAGGCAACCTGCCAAGCCCGTCGAGTAAAGGAGCCAATCATGGCTAGATATGAAGATTTCTCGGTAGGTCTGGTACGCGTCGGTAGCTCCAGCCCTGCATCAGTCGGTAACCCCGCTGGCGCTTCAGCCGCTGCGAACGGCAATGCCAATTCGTCCTCGCTAATCAACGTGTACCTAGCGCCCAGTGCGCTGGTGGCCAACACGGAGACGCTGCTGACATCGGCTGTCTCCGGTCTCGCCGTTGGTGATGTGGCGGTATACGCCCCCGCTGCGCTGGCTCCGAATATCGCTGGTGCCTGTATCACACGTGCGTACTGCGCCGTGGCCGGTACATTGACCGTTGGTTTCCTGTCGGGTGGTACCCCCACCCCGGCGACCGGCATGTATCGCTTCCTGGTCATGAAGCCAAACTAATGAAACCTACGGTAGATCAGCTCAACGCCTTGTTCGTCATGGGGCGCCAGAACCAGGTTGTAGTGGAGTTTCTGAGCGCATGGCGAATGAAGGAGTTGGAGCAGCTACCGTATGCCACGAACAACGTTGAAGTCCAACGTGGAAGAGTCCAGGTGCTTACTGAACTTCAGAAGCTCCTGGATACCCGTAGTTAGCCCTTAGCAACAAGCAAGGAGTAGAAATGAGCTTACCCGATCAGATTCAAAAACAAGTCGATGCTGCGAAAGACATCATCGAGACCCATTATGGTCAGCCCGAAGATTTGGTAACGAAATCTGAAGACCTGGTTGAACCTGTTGTGCCTCCGTCGACGGTTGATGAACCTGTTGGTGAGAATGCTGCGCCAAAAGCGCAGGAAGATGAAAACAGTCCGACCTACGCACAGCGTTGGCGGTCTCTGCAAGGCGTCTATCACTCGACGCAGACACAACTTCAGACGGCGCAGCAACGCGTCGAGTCTCTGGAGAACGTGATTGCGATGATGAAGACGGCTCCGGCGGTGCAAGCGGATAGCCCCAAACCCGGTACGTCGTATGTCACGGATAAAGACCGTGAGGAATACGGCGACGATATGGTGGACTTCGCATCACGCGCTGCCAAGCAAGAGAACGCGCAACTGCGCGACGAATTGAACGCAGCCCTTGGCCAGATACAAGCGTTGGGACAACAGTTCCAGCAGCTTCAGGGTCAGGTGGTTCCTACCGTTCGCCAAGTCGCCCAGACGCAACAACAAAACGCGCAGCAAGGGTTCTTCAACGCACTCACGAAGAACATGCCGAACTGGGAAGCACTTAACGGTGATCGAGCCTTCCATCAGTGGTTATTGACTCCAGACCCTTTGACGGGCATCACTCGTCAGACCTACCTGGAAGATGCCCAGAAATCGCTCGACGTATCGAGAGTCCTCTCTATTTTCAAAGCATTTGCACCCGTCACGGAAACGCCGAGTGCGCCGAGTCGCAAGGCTCCGACCTCTGAACTCGAACTGCAAGTCGCCCCTGGCCGCTCCCTGAGCGCGCAGGCACCCTCATCCAACGACGCCCGTAAATGGACGCGCGGTGAGATCACCAAGCTCTACGACGACAACCGCCGTGGGGAATTCCGGGGCCGTGAAGACGAGTTCAAATCACTCGAAAGAGACCTTTTTGCCGCGCAAAAAGAAGGGCGAATCTCGCCTTGACCTGCGCTAAACCTGCTTACATGTAAGGAGCTACATCATGCCTTTTCCCGTTGCTGCTGGCGGTGCTAACTACACCGGTAATTTTATCCCGGAAGTTTGGAGCGCAAAGCTGATCCAGAACTTCTACGACGCGACCGTCCTGGCCGCTATCTCCAACACGGACTACGACGGCGAAATCAAGTCGTTCGGCGACAAGGTCAATATCCGCACCACGCCGGAACTGACCATCCGTGACTACCAGAAGGGTATGCAACTGCAAGTTGAGCGCCCGGACAAACCGAAGCTCACGCTGAACATCGACCAAGGCGATTACTTCGCTGCGATCGAAGACGACGTGGACAAAATCCAGTCGGACGTGAATCTGATGGATGCCTGGTCGCGTGACGCATCTGAGAAGATGAAGATCAAGATTGACGCCAAGGTACTCACCGGCATCCTGCCGGGTATCTCCGCGATCAACCAAGGCGCCGCCGCTGGCCGTATTTCGGGCAACATCAACTTGGGCGCCACGGGCTCCCCGGTGCAGATCACCAAGACCAACGTGGTTGACTACATCGTCGACCTCGGCACGGTTCTCGACGAGGCGAACGCCCCGGAAAGCAACCGCTGGCTGGTTATCCCTGCCTGGATCGCTGCGATGATTAAGAAGTCGGATGTCAAGGACGCCAGCCTCACCGGTGACTCCCAGACCCCGCTGCGCAATGGCCGGATCGGTATGATCGACCGCTTCGAAGTGTACGTCTCGCACAACTTGAACCGGGTCAACGACTCGACGTTCAACTGCTTCAGCGTGCTGGCCGGTCACAAGATGGGTCTGACCTTCGCCTCGCAGATGACCGAGATGGAAAGCCTTCGCGCTGAATCCACTTTTGGAAATATTGTAAGAGGCTTACAAGTATATGGGTACGCCGTGGTCAAGGATGTCGCTCTGGCCAAGTTGTACTGCCGCGCTTAGGAAATGATCTGGTGGGGGTTTCGGCCCCCCTCGCTTAGGAAATGATCTGGTGGGGGTTTCGGCCCCCCTCGCTTACACGTAAGGAGAATCACACATGGCAACTTATACCACCGCAGACATGCTCGCAGCCGGTATGTCCGTTTCAACCAATCAGGCGTCGGTTAACGGCCCCTTCACGATCGAGTGGCTTATCGACGGTACGCGCAAGACCATCGCATCTGGCGACATCGTTAACCTGCTGGACGTCCCGCCGTACTGCGCGGCGATCGTTCAGGCGGCTACGGTGACGACCCAGGCTGCGGGTACGGCCTCTGGTGCACCTGAGATCGGTATCGCTGGTACGGCTTGTACCGGTCTGACTGGCTTTGACTCGGCGACCCTCGCTGCGCGCAAGGCACTGTTGGCAACCGCTGCGAACACTGTGGCTACGACCGGTACCGCTTCGGCGATCACCTACAAGCAGCTCACGGCGGGTCTGGGCGCAGGCAAACTGCGCATCCGTGTGCAGGGCGTGATCGTTCCGAGCTACGCCTAAGTTTAGCGGGGGTCTAGGCCCCCGTTTTCCTGCTTACTTGTAAGGACAGCCATGACTGATCGTTTTCTGAAGCACATCCCCTCTGGCCAGATTTTCATCTATCAGGCTCCCTTTGCAACCCAAGCGGATTTCGTTGAGGTGGCTGATGCCCAAGGCACGCCGTTCCCTGACGCGATTGATGCAGAGTTCTCAACGGTCGTCGACGATGAACCGGTTACCGTCACCAAGAAGTCCAAGAAAAAAGCCGGAGTCGCGGTTGATGACCTCGATGACCTTGACGCTGCCCTCTCCGCAGACGCGAGCCGGGGCGCCTAAATGGCTACATTCACCCCGCAGGACGTTGTAACTGAGGTTCGTGGAGCGATCCAGGATGCGAAAGTCCCCTATCGCTACGACGACGCGACAATTCTGCGGGCGTTCAACCACTGTCTGAAGCGTATCGCCCTGATGCGCCCGGACCTGTTCTCGTATGTCACCGCGTTTACCACCGTGCTCGGCACTGTGCAGACCATGCCAGCGGACAGTATTCGCATCGTGGACATCCTGCAAGTGGCTGGCGGCGGAAACGTAAACGAAGTGAACCGGGCCACGCTGGACCTCGCCTACTCAACATGGCAAGCAGGTTCTACCGGGCCGACGACCGACTGGATGCGCCATGTGCGCAGTCCCAGCA